TCAGCCGGTAATTATCAGCTCTCTCGCTGGAGTCACGGCCCCGCTTAGGCGATAGTTGAGTGATACCTCCTCCATCTCGAAACCGGCGAACAGCTCGCGCACTTCGGGGCGGTCATTCAGCGACAGAATGAAGCGCCCCTGAAGCCCGCCCAAGAGGCCCCTGAGACGCTCGAAATCGGCTGGCGAGAAGATGTCCTTCCCATAGTCGTCGGTGTGGCCCCAGTACGGCGGGTCGCAATAGAACAGCGTGCCGGGGCGACTGTCATAGCGCTCGATGCAGGCCCCGAAGTCGAGGCATTCGATCAGCACGTCCTCGAGCCGTTCGTGCACCGCCTCCAGCAGCGGTTCGATCTTACTGAGGCTCCAGCGCGGGCCATCGAAGCTCACGCCAAAGTGGAGCCCCCTGCCCCCGAAGCTGGTCTTCTGCAGGTAGAGGAACCGCGCCGCCCGCTCCAGATCGGTCAGCTGGTCGGCCGGGGTGGCTCGCAGCCGCTCGAAATCGGCGCGGCTGTAGAGCTGGAACTTCAGCACGTCGAGCAGCTGCTGATAGTGCCGCTGGAGGATGCGGAAGAGGTTGACCACATCACGATTCACGTCGTTGATCACCTCTAGCTTCGGGCGCTGGGGGCGGCGGAAGAACACCCCGCCCATCCCGACGAAGGGCTCGACGTAGCGGGTGTGCGGGATGGCGGCGATGCGCTCTCCGATCCGGCGGGACAGGGCGCGCTTGCCGCCCAACCAGGGCGCGATCGGCTGGACCGGGCGGACAGGTTCAAGCGTCATTGCGACGGGTCTCCTCAGGGCGCGCTCGGGGCGGTCTGAGAAGGGCTCGATGGCCTCCATGAATTGATCTGCCGGCAGCGGCGGCACTTGACCTCGATCTCGCCTGCCAGCGCGCCCCTATCTGCCCGAAACAGCAGGGCGCGGCAAGAACCGCATATATACTCTTCCTTCATGTGTCACACCTTAGGTGCTCCCGCCGCTTGCGGCCGGGGGAGCCGGAAGGGCCGGTCTAGACGGCCCCAGGTGCGAGCTTCTGCCTCGCGGTTCGGGGCGTTGCCGCGCCCCGGCCACCCCCGTTTCAGGAGGCGGCGACTTCCTTCTTGAGCTCGTCCTCGTCGAGCCCGGTATCGATGAAGAACTCGTCCGTCTGGACGACGAAGAGGTGCGCGGCGAAGCGGTCGCCGATCTCCTCGTCGGCCGAGACCGCCTTGATCACGGCCTGCTTGTCGAGATCGATCTTGGTCCGCAGGAAGTCCTTCGCCCGCGCCCAGCGCAGATCGCGCAGCCAGGCGATGACGTCGGCGGGCTTGACCCCGCGCTGGAACTTCACCGCGGGCGGAGTGAGGCGGATGCCGATCTTGCCGCCGCCCAACTCGGCCGAGCGCTTGCCCTTGGCCAGCTCGTCCTTCCCGCCAGCCTCCCACCATGCCTTGAGGCCCGCGAACAGCGGCTTAGCCTCGGCCTCGAGCTCGGCGAGGCGCTGGTCGCGCTGGGCCTTGATCCGGTCGATCGCGGCCTCGGCCGACAGCCGCTCGAGCGCCTTGTCGCGCTCGATCTGGACGAACTCGCCCATCATCAGCGTGGCTTCGGCGGTGCTTGTCGGGGCAGGTGCTGCGGATGCTTTGCGACGGGACATTGGGAGTTCCTCGGTTAGCCGGTGACGGTGATGGTGAAGGGCGGCAGGCTGGCGGTCGCGCCGCTGCCTCCGGTGACGGTGAGGGTGAAAGGCCCGTAGACGACCCCGGCCCCAGCCTCGGTCACCGCAAAGCCGGTGCCGAGATAGGGCGCGTGCGGCATCCCGCGTCCGCTGTCGAAGCTGCTGGTGTCGGTGATGACCTTGGAGAGGAAGTTGGCTTCCATGTCCGCTTCCGGCCCGACGAAATCGGCGTAGGCCGAGGTGCTCGACCAGGGCGTGCCGCGCAGGATGTCGACGCGGGTGGTGCCGGTCGGCCAGCTGCCGCTCGTCTTGGTCAGGCGCACCTTGCGCGCCGCGACCAGCGTGGTGACAAAGCCGGGCGCGGCCAGCGTCGTGAAGGTCGCGCCGCTATCGGCCGAGACGTTGTGCTGCGCCGGGATCGTCACCGGCGCGCCCGCATAGACCGTGCCATCGGCAAGGCTGATGTCGCGATCATAGGTGATCTCGATCACGGTGCGGGTTTCGTCGGTGAACTCGGCGCGGCTGATGCGCGGCCCGGCAATGTCGAGCGCGGCATCTATCAGGTTCTTCGCGATCCCGCGACCGACGCGCCGGCCGAGCCGTCCGTTGCCGGTCGGCCCGTTGATCTGGTGCGGGTTGCTGTCGCTTTCGAGCTGGTGATCGAGCGACCAGCTGCCGACGCGCCAGTTGCCGCCGCTGCTCGCCTTGGTGAACTGCACCTGCCGCATCGCGAAGGTGTTGTTCCCGTCATCGCTGCGCGCGTGCGGATCGACGATCATCAGCGGCGGCAGATCGGTGCCGTTGTAGAGGGCATCGAACTTGGCCTTCAGCCCGTCCATCTGCGCGGCGTAGGCGGGCGGATTGCCGATGTTGCTGGTGCCCTGCGACCAGACCACGGCGCTCGCCTGATAGGCGGTCAGATCGGCCATGTGGGTGGCAAGGCCGGTGGTCGGCGAGGTGCCCCACAGCGTCGTCACGTCCGCGTTGGTCGGGGTGTCGCCCTTCAGATCGTCGATCCACGACTGGATCGCAGTGCCCGAATAGGCGCACATCACGATCAGCAGCGGAACGTCTGCGCCGACATCGGCGTGCCACTGGTTCGCCAGCGCCACCACGCCCGATCCGGTGACATTGGCGATGCCGCTCATGCCCGCCGTCAGCTTGGTGATCGAGCGGTTGGCGGTGCTGACATTGGTGATGTTCGAGGTGATCGCGACCCGCACATTGGTTGCCGAAACGCTCGGGCTGCCGGTATCCTGCGAGGCGAGGCGCGCCCGCTGCGACTGGCCCCACAGCACCGCGATCGCGCCGACATAAAGCTCGGCGGTCGAGGCCGTCGCCGCGCCGCCATTGTCGCGCACCCGGTGATAGTAAGGCCCGCCAACCGGCACATCGGTGAAGGTGTGACGATAGAGGCCGCCGCTCTGCACCGCGGCGCTCGCCCAGTCCTTGACGAGCGTGCCCCCGGTCGGCGCATCGAACAGCGCGACTTCCACGTTGGTCGGGACGCCGCCGTAGATGCCCTTCGCCACCACCTTGCTGACGGTGTTCCGCACGCCCTCGAAGGTTTCGCCCGAGATATTGGTCGGCAGGAACACCGGCGCATCGGCCGACGCGCTCACCACCATCACGGCGGAGAACGTCATCGCCCCGGCACCGGCAGGCGAGGCGGTCGGCACGGTGGCAAAGTTGATCCGCTCGCCGCTCGTCACCACCACATCGGTCGCGGCCGCGCCGGTGGTGTCGCTGTCGGCGATGGTAACGGTCAGCGCGGTGTCGGCGGCCTCGCGGCGCAGGGTGGCGGTGCGGCTCTTGCCTGCGCCCGGGGCCGTCACCATCGCGGCGCGGATGCGCTTGACGGTGAGATCGGCCGGGGCCGGAGCCTGCACGTTCGCGCCGGTCGCCTCCGAGCCGAGCGTCATCCCCGAAATCGGCACAAAGCGCGCGGCGGTGGTCGACAGGCTGGGGGCAGCGGTGGCGAACACCAGCGCCTCGCCCGGCACGCTCGGCACCCACTTGGCGGTGATGATGGCGTTCGAGCTTGCAGGCGTGCCGGTGGTGCTGAGCGCAATCACCGCCAGATCGCCCGCGGCAAAGCTGATCGCATCGCTATCGCTGCCGCTGGTCGCGGTGCCGCTGATCGTGACGGCGGCAGCGGTGTCGCTCAGCGCGCCGTAAGCCGTGCCCTTGCGGAGCGTGTAGGTGCGGCTGTTGCCTGCGCCGGGCGCGGCGGTCGGCAGGTTGATGGTCAGATCGGAGATCGTGCCGTCCGTCGGGAACACCGTCACCGAGTTGGCCTCGGTGGTGTTGTTGAACGAGCCGATGCCCAGCCCCATGAAGGTCGAGGCCGAATGGGCAAAGCCCCAGATCAGGCTTTCGCCCTCCACATCGGCGTCGAAGATGCACGCGATCTGGATCGCACCGCTCTGCGCTGTCGGCGTGCCGCTGGGGCGGATCAGCCAGCCCAGATAATCGCCCGCCGCCACGCTCACCTGCGAGACGAGGTTGACGGGGTTCTGGTCGCCCACTGCAACTATCGCCCCCAGCGCGGTTTCGACCATCGTGGCCGGGGTCGCGCCCTTGAGCAGCTTGATTTCATAGGTGCCCTGCGTCAGCGGGGTCGGGAAGCGGACATTCAGGCGACGGATCGTGCCCGCAATCGGCGAGCGTCCCGCCGCCGCGCTGACTATAACCCCTGCCGAAAGCGAGGTGACATTGGTGCCGTTGCCCGCGAGCGGCGCGAACCGGTTGCCGCTGTTCGAAACGCTCGACGTGGCCGGGCCATTGAAGGAGAGAGGGGTTTTCACAGCGCAGTCCCCGAAATGGTGCCGGTGGCGGGATCAAAGGTGAGGCCCGGCGGCAGATCGCCGGTGAGGCTGAAGGTGTAGGGCGGGGTGCCGCCCGACACGCCGGGCGTGAAGGAATAGAAAGCGCCGGCAATCGCGGACGCGGGCGGCGTGCCGGAAATCACCAGCGGCAGCAGCGGCAGCGGATCGGCATATTGAGCCGCGATCCGCCCGAAGCGCTCTTCTTCGCTGGTGGCGGCTGGATCCTCCAGCGCCGTCAACTCCACCGACAGCCCTGCCGGAACACCGCCCCGGAACGTCGGTGCCGGGCTGCCAGCCTCGATGCATCGCGGCAGCTCGTATTGGGCCGGCATTCCCTCGGCATAGGGCGAAGGGCCGCGCGCCAGCACCGCATATTCCGGCAACGGCCCGGTCTTCAGGCCCAGCCCCAGCACCTTGATCCCGGCCACACCGATCGCGGGCGGCGTCGTCACCACGGCATTCCCGCCCATGACGACAGCGTATTGCTCCAGCGTCATGTCCAGCAGCTCGAGCCGGACGCGCAGGCTGTCATTCTCGGCAAAGGCAACCGCTGCGCCAAGCACACCCGCAGGCGTGGCGAACTGCAGCTGGCGTTGGTGGGAGACGGTCACGCCGCCGCCCGCATAGTTGCGATCGCCATTCGATCCCAGCAGCGTCCAGGGCGCGGCGGGGACCTCGTCGATGGCCGGAAAAGCGGTCCCCACCGGTGCGATCCATACGGTGAAAGGCGCGGCGATTATCTCGGGATGTTGATCGCTCATGGTGTCCTCTGCATTGAATCAGTATGCGATTGTGCCGTCGCCGCCGCCGCCGCTGGGCGGACTGGGCGGAGGGGTAAAGCTGCCGCCGGAACTGGTGCGCTGGGTGCCGATCAGCACCAGAGCCGGGTTGGCCATCTGGGTAAGCGCGGGGCTGGGATTGGCCTGATAACCGGGCGTCGCAGGGTTCCAGAAAACGCCGTAACTGGTGTCGGATGAAAGCGAGCCGATGGTCGCCGAGCCGAACGAGAGCGCGCTGCCATCGCTGAGAACCGCATCGAAAGCGGCAATCGAGATGCTGTCGTCGTCGCTCGAAAGCGGGAAGGCGACCGAACGCGAAAGGATGGTGCGAACACCGCCGGTCGCGTTTGCGGTGACCGGGCCGAGAACGCGGCGATCTCCGGTGATGCCATCGACCACGTAGGAGACAGCCACATAATAGGTGCCCGCCTGCCCCACCGCGATCTCCCGCCGCGTAACGTCAGGCCGGCTGGTGCCCGCATCGCCCCAGACGGTGCTTCCATCGGGCGCGGTGGCGCTTTGCACGAATTCGAACAGGACCAGCTCGGCCGCCGGATCGTCCACCGCACCGGTCACCACCAGCAGCGGCCCGGGAGCCGCAGCAAGGCTCCATGCACCGGGATCAGGCGCAGCGACGGCCGGAGGCGGATCCTGATCGACGGCGACCGAGCCGTCATCCAGCGGCGCAGTGTCCGAATAGGCCGAGGCCGCGATCTGGCGCAGGGTCAGCTGGTGGTGCCAGTTGCGATCCGATCCCCATGCATCGACGCGATAGGTGAAGGTCGCCCCGTCATGGTAGCGGTCGCTCTGCCATGTCACCCAGTCGCCCTCTTCGATGAAGGCGAAGCGCGGCGGCAGGGTGACGGTGGCGCGCCGCCACAGGCGGCCGAGGCGGCGGATGATCTGCCCCACGCGCTGGGCCTGCCCGCCATTGGTCACCATCTGCAGGCTCGGCCGCTGTTCGCGCGGGCCGCCGTCGGCGATCACATCGGCAATGTCGCGCTGAACCGGAGCGCTGCGCTCGTTCCAGCGCTGGGCAGGATCGATGAAGCCGGGCGCGACGGTGTTGACCCAGCCATCATCGTCCTGCCCGAGGAAGTCCGAGAAGGTCACCTTGCTGCCGACGATCAGATCCTTGTCGGTGAAGTGCGCCACCGGGGCCTTGGCCTCGCCCGGATCGACTTCCACCGCGCCTTCGGGCTGGCTGATCACCCCGGCACAGGCGGCCGCGAAATCGCCCTCGACGTCGATGAAGGGCTCGGTCGAGGCTACCAGCCCGCCGATCCGGTAACGGGCCGCGCCGCCCACGACCTCGTCGCAAAGGTTGGCGCGGGCGAAGACATTGGCGGGCGGGGCCTCGATCGCGCTCAGGCCGCGCCCGATCAGCAGCATCCCCGGCTGGTCGACCAGATCGCCGGCATAGATCCCGCGCACCCAGTTGTAACGGATGTCGATCGGGTTTTCGGTCCATTCCCAGGTGGCGGGGTTATCGCGGCGGTGCGCCCCGCTGCCGCCGACGGTGCTGTCCTTCCTCGCCTGATAGCAGCGCAGGCCGCGCACCACCCAGCGGAAGCGCGGGCGGCCGCTCGGCCAGGTGGGCGACTTGTCCTTCTCGTCATCCGACTTGTAGGCGACGACGACATAGGCAACGCCGCGCCCGCGATCATTGGCGGTCCAGCCCGGGCCGTGGGTGGTAAGGATCGAGGGCACGGCCTGATCCCACGTCCCCGATCGCCAATAGACCTCGAGCTGGTTGCTGAAGCCCGCAACAACACCGTCGCCGGTGAAGGCATGATAGGTGTCGTCGACGTAGAAGCCCTCCAGCGCATCGCAGCGATGATCCGCCAGCGAGATCACCAGCACCTCCCAGTCGGTGCCGTACTTGCCGCCATAGTTGAACGCGTCGACCAGCGAGCCTCCCAACGCCATGCGCCCGAAGATCGCCTCGCGCGGCTGCTCGCCGACCTGCAGCTGCGCGGCCAGGGCGGGACGCCTGGGTCTTCCCGGGGCGAGCAGCACGCTCGCCGCTGTGGCAAACAGCGCTGCCCCGATGCTCGCCCCGATCGGTCCGCCGATAGCAAAACCGATCGCCGATCCGACCAGCGTCGCGCCGACCTGGACGATGCCGCGAACCAGCCTACCCATCGGCAGGCTCCTGAAGCAGGGCCGGCCCAAAAGCCGACCAGGCCATCACCATCGCATCGCGCGGCAGCCGTTCCAGCCCATGACGGCCGGGGCCAACCAGCGTTGCCCCCTCGATCACCGCAAGCCGGATCCCGAACCGGCGGTCAGACCCGCGCGCCAGCACACCGGCGATATCGCCGCGCTGGGCCAGCGCCGGCGGAAGCTGCATCAGCCGCTTGTCCAGCGCCGCCATCAGCCCGCCCTCGGCCTCGACCAGCGCGAAGGCTTCGGCCCGGTTGCTCCACAGCGCGATATCGGCCAGCGGATCGCGCCCCGTCTGCGCCTCGATCGCCGCCGCGGCAAAGCTCACGCAGTCGCGCCCGCGCCGCCAGCGGAACGGACGGGCCTGCCAATCTCCGATCAGGGCAATCAGCGCGGCGGTGTCCCGGTTGGTAAGGGGCAGGCTCATCGCTGCACCCCGCGCAGGACGTTGCTGCCGAACCCGCCGCCCGCACCTGGCAGCGCCGATCCGGCCCGCGCCGGTCGCCGCCCGCCCCAGTAAAGCGTCTTCTCACCGGCGTATGAGACGTTCTTGAAGAACCCGTCAGCGGGATCGATCAGGCGCTGGTCCGCATCCGAGCGCATCCGCCCGCCGCGCCGCCCCAGCCCCCGCGCTGCCGTTTCAAGCCGCGCGGTGATCTTCGCCGTCCCGCCGATCTCTTCCTCGCGCGGCAGCGTGTCGAGCCGCCCGCGCGCCCAGACGTTGAAACCGAGCAGACTGGTGCCGGTCTGGTCAAAGATCAGACGCCACAGGATCGCGCTCGCGCCCCGCACTTCGCTCGCATCGAGCAGCGCCAGCGTCTCGGGATCGATACCGGACAGCACCAGCTCGATGTTCTGCGCCGCATCGCCCAGCGCCCCGCCAGTCACCTGCACCAGCCCGCGATCGCCCACCGGCTGGAAGGTGCGCCCGTCGAAGGTGAGGTTGCGATAGCCGCCCCAGATCCGCACCACCGGATCGCAGGCGATCTCCACCGCGCCGGTGACAATGGCGGTGCCAGCTTCGAGAGCAGCAAGCGCAGCGGGGGCGATCACCTTCATGCCAAAGCCCTCACGGTCTGAGATCCTGAATCGCAACGATCCCGCCGCCGCCCCGGATCGCGCCAGCGCCCACCGGCCCCAGCTCGCTTTCCTCGGGCGCCAGCTGCATCACGCACATCGGGTTATCGAGGTGCGCCGTCGCGCCCGAAGGCACCAGCGCGGTGTCCAGTGGCGGCTCGGCCGTCACCACGGCAACGCCGCTGCCATTGGCCGTCGCCGGCAGCACCGCGCGAACCATCGTGCGCCGGTCGAAGGTTCCGGCAGGCGATCCGGCGGCATCCCACTTCCACCCGATGTAATCGCCCACGCTGATCTCGAGCCCGGCGGGCAGGCCGCCCAGCGTGATCTGGGCATCGCCCGCGCTGGTGATCGTCTGGCTCCAGCTGGTCGCGCTGCCGGTGAAGGGCGTCGTGGTCCCTGCGCGGACCAGCCCTGCAAAGCCGAACCGGCGGCTGCGCGGGAAGCGGCGGGTGGGATCATAGCCGTAGAAGCGCCGGATGCGGCCGCGCAGCCGGTCAAAGAACGCCTGCCACAGGTCTGACGAGGTCGCATCGATCCGGTCGAGCTCGAATCGCGCCAGCCACAGCGGGAAGCCCGCCTGCACCCCGCCTTGCCGCCCGCTGGCTTCGGGTGCGGCGAAGTCGATGCGCTGGATTTCGAACCGGACGCGGGCAATGCCGCTGGGCGTGTCGGGCTGGGTCAGGATCACCGTGCGCCTCCGAGGTTGAGGATGCGGCGATCCTTCGCCTCCTGCACCGTGGTGACGATCCGCGCGGGCAGTTCCTGCTCGAGCTGCGAAATCTGGACGCGCAGCCGCTCGATCGCGGCGGCATCGGCCCCGGTCGCATCGATGCTGATCGGGATGGTGACGCTGGTGCCGCCCCCGCCGCCGGACAGCATCTTGCGACTGTCGGAATTGGAGAAGATGCCGAGGCCGCCGGGGCCAGCATAGGCCAGCTCCGGCCCTTCCTCGCCGACAACAGCCCAGCTGCCGGTCGGGATCGGCCCGCCGGTCGCGCGCCCGCCGACGAAGGAACCGAACAGGCTGCCCAGTAGCCCGCCATCGCCACTTTCACCGCCGAACAGCGCACCGGCCAGCGGGCGGATGATGGCCTGCTGGATGGCGATGCGGAGCAGATCGGCGATGATCTGGTCGGCCACCCGGCTGAAGACATCGCCGAGGCTTTCCGCGCCCATGATGGCCTCGGTCAGGCCATCATTGAGCGACTGCAACCCGTCGACCTGAATATCCTCCAGCGCCTCGTTGATCATGCCCGGGGTCTTGTCGATGTTCCGCATGAAGCGTTCGCGGCGGGTTTCGTTCTGGCGGGCGACACCATCGCGGCCCGCGGCGGCATTGGCATTGAGGTTGTCGAGCGCCTGCTGCGCGCGCTTGGCAGCTTCCGCCTCCGCATCACCTTTCGCAGCGAGCGAGATAATCGTCTGGAGCCGGATGCGCTCTTCCTCGACTTGCGCGTCATAGAGGCGCAGCGCGATCGCCTTGCGCTCGGCCTCGGTGTCGGCCAGCACGAGGGCATTCTGCAGGGCCTCGGCCTCGCCCCGGAACCGTTCGTCGGCCAGCGCCTGGGCATCGCGCGCGAGTTCCACCCGCTTGGCAAACTGGATCGCCTCCAGCTCGGTGTCGGCGAGGCGGTTGGTGGCCTCTTCCAGATCGAACCTCTGCTGGTCGCTCAACTTCTCGTTGGCCGCGATCTCGGCCAGCTGTGTGCGGCGATCCCACTCCACCCCGCGCGCGGCCAGCTCGGCGCGCTCCTCGGCGCTGGTGGCCATCTGGATGCGGGCGCGCAGGATCGCTTGCGTGATCTGGATCAGCTGGCTTTCGGCCTGCGCGTCGATCCGTCCCTGATCGGCGGCAGAGCGCCCGCGCGGCCCGCCCGGCGAGCGGGTCGATCCGCTGGGCTGATCTCCCATAATCTGGCGCGCCGCTGCGCTGTCGCCGTCCAATGCCCTCTGGGCCGTATCGAGCCGGGCGATGTTGCCAGTCTCGACGTCATAGTTAAGGACAGCCAGTGATGCGCGCTCGTAATCGCTCGGACTGATCATCCCGCTATCCATGCGAGCCCGCAATTGCCGCTCGGCCTGATCACCGGTGAGGCGGCCACGCATCACGGCATCAACGACATCGAAGCCGTTTCTGCGGCGTGTGATCCGGGTCGGCCCCATCGGACCCCATTCGAACGTCAAATCGCCCAGTCCGCCCTGCCGGATCGACTGCATCTCGCTACGCGCAGTCGCCTGTCGGCCGACCGCCTGAACCCGTGCCAGCGCAACCTGTGCGCGTGCGAGAGCAAGCGTCGATGCGGTCTGCGCGTTGATCTCTCCGGTGGTGGAGTTGATCACTCGCGCCAATATGCCCTGCACATCGCTCAGGTTATCGGTCGCCATTTCCACGCCGTTGAGGGCGCTCTCGGCCTCGAACAGCTTGCCGATGAAGGGCGTCAGCACCACTGCGGCCGATGTGACCGCAAGGCCCCACGGCCCGCCGAGGAAGGCAGCGAACCGGCTGGTGCCGCCGCTCATCATCTGGATCGACTGGATCACCTGCCCGGACTGGCTGGCGAAGATCTGCATCGGCCGCGCGCCCAGGGCATACATCGTGGCGATATCGCCGAGCTGGAAGCTCAGCTGCTGCATCCCCTGACGCTGCGCCGCGACCGACGCGCCGACCCGCTGCCCCGCCTGCTCGAAACCGGCGCTCATCTGCGCGGCGCTCTGCCCGGTGCGGGTCATCTCGGTGGCCAGCTGGGCCGAGCTGCCCTTGGTCTTGTCGAGCGTGCTGCCGAGCCGCTGCGCCTGCCCCTCGGCGCGGGTCACCCCGGCCACGAAGCCCGCATCATTGGTCCGCAGATCGAGGAGCGCTTCGCCCAGTCTTTCAGCCATCGGCTTGCTCCTGTTCGCCTACGGCTGCGCTACTTGCGGCAGGCTCCCCGCCCAGCCATGCCCCCAGATCGGCGATCACCGGTGCCTCGCCGCCGTCGGTCCTGATGGCTATGCCCATCCCGGCCAGATCCTGCGCGTCAGCCCGCGCCGGCCGGGGCGCTTCTGCCCCGCTGGCCTTGCGCTGCAGCTCGGCGAAGATCCGCTCGCGATCGAGCGGCTCGCCCCCGCCCGCCGCCAGCGCCGCGACGTTGATCCCGGCAAGCGCCTCCTCGGCCTCGAGACGGGGCAGCATCTTCAGGAAAGCCCGAACCACCGCCGCAGGCGTGCGGTGAAGCCAGTCCGCGGGCGTGCCGCCATAGAACCGGACAAGCCGGGGGAGGAGAACACCCCAGTCGGGCTGCCAAGGCTCTCCGGGATCGGCCCACGTGCTGCGGTCATCGCTCCGGCCACCTTCAGCGTCTCGCGCAGCCGGAGCGCGGTAAAAAGGTCGATGATCGCCCATCGCTGGGTGCCGGGCAGCCTGGCGAACACATCGTCAGGCACATCGACGAGGATCGCCTTGCACACCTTGGCGACGAGCGCGTCGAGCTCTGCTTCGGCCGCATCGCCATCCTCACCGTCCAGCTCCTCGATCCGCTTGCCCCAGCGGCCGAAGCGGTGGCTTTCCACCACGCTCAGCTCGCCGGGGCTGCGGATCGCATACCGCTCGCCATCGATGGTGATGCACGGCCGCTCGACCAGCGTGTCGAGATCGAGCAGCGGTGTGTGCTTGACGTCGGTCACCCATCACCCGATCCTCTGAAGCGCGGCTTCGCGGTGGTTGTGCTTGAACTGGATCGGGCCTTCGATCTTCAGGCGGCCCTCGGCCAGCTCGTTCCCGGCGCGATCGGTGATGCTGGTGATTTCGTCGCCTTCGCGCAGATCCGCACCCAGAGCGATCATGATCCGGGCATCCTCGATCATGGCGGTCTTGGCCCCGTCCACCAGCTCGCGCGCGGCCTTGGAATAGAAGAAGCACGGCAGGGCATTGTGCAGCACGCTGAAGACGGGCGCAGCCGGGCCGCCCCAGGCATCGGTGCCGGTGGCGGTGTTGCGCTCCACCCGGGCGCGATGGGTGAGACGACCGGCGATCACTGGCGCACCTTGCGGATCAGCCACGCTGCGCCGTCGACCAGCAGCATCACGGCGAACACGATCAGCACCGGCAGCCACAGCAGACCGACCAGCAGTGCAATGCTGAAGCGCGCCGCGAAGGGCTCGTCGCGGCCCAATGCGAAGACAAAAGCGAAAGCAGCAACGGAAAGGCTGAGGTAAGCGAAGTCGCCGATGCTCATGCCATCACCATCCCGCGCCGGTCTTCCAGCGCCTGAAGGATCGCCTCGCGATCGGCGGCCATGTCGCCGGACAGGGTGATCTGGTAATCGCCCGCCCGCTCGCTGCGGAGCGCGCCGCGATAGGACAGATCGAGCGCGATCAGCTTGATCGTCACCTCGTCCCGCGCCGCGGCAAGGCCGACAGGCGTGTAATTCACCTTCACCAGCGGTGCCCAATGGGTGCGTCCGTTCGGCCCGCCGGTGAGGCGCTGGAGCGTCCGCCCGCCATGCAGCACGCGGTAATCGGCAGCTGCCAGAACGCGCTGGTCAGCAGCGTTGCCGGTGTTGCCCGGCTCGATCTCGGTGACGGTGATCGCCTGCGCGGTGTCCGCCGGGCGGATCAGGCGCAAGGTGGTGTTGAGGCGCGAGGCCGGATCGGCCAGATCGCCCAGCACCACCTCGATCGCGCCGGCCGCGCCGAAGCGCGCGTCGAGCTCGGCGGTGATCGCATCGATCATCGCCAGCAGCTCGCTGTCGGGCAGATCGGTGGGGCAGCGCAGCTTGATGCGGTCGATCAGGGCCATCAGGCGGCCTCGCTTTCGGTTTCACCGGGCAGCGTCACCGCCACCGCGCCGTCACCCGCCGGAGCGGGCATCTCCGCCACCAGCAGATCGAACCCGGCGTCCAGGGTGAACGCCTGCTCGAACTGCGGCGGCAGCTGCGCCACCTCGGTCAGCTCCGCCCCGAACACCGGATCGGCATCGCGGGGGTAGGAGAGGACGATGGCGGGCAGATCGCCGGTGGTGACGGTGACGCGGGTGGCCATTGCTCAGGCGCCCTTGGTCTCGGCGGCGGCCTTGGGCTTCTTCTCGGTCGCGGCCTTGGGCTTCGCCTGGGCGGCTTCCTTCTCGGCCTGCGCCTTGGCATCGGCTTCGGCCTGCGCCTTGGCGGCAGCTTCGGCGGCGGCCTTCTCGGCGGCTTCGGCTTCGGCGCGGGCCTTTTCCTCGGCTTCAGCCTGAGCCTTGGCGGCAGCTTCGGCAGCAGCCACGTCGGCGGCAATGGCGGCGGCTTCCGCCTCGGCAGCGGCGGCGGCATCGAAGCCCGGCAGCGCCCCGTCGATCAGGCCGAACCGCTCGGCCGCGTCGGCCGGGATTTCGTCGCCCGGGGTGGCATAGAGGAAGGCCGCGCGCAGATCGCCCTCGGCGACCAGTTCCGACTTATCGGCGTTGAGGAACAGCTTCTGCTGGCAGATCACATTCTGGGACATGGGTCTTTCCTTCGGTTGGAAGCAGATCACTGGGCACGCAGCCAGGTCACGACGAGCCAGTCGCCGGTGGTGTTGACCGTGGCCATCGCGATCGTGTCGGACGTGCCGGCGGGGATGGAGGCGTTGGCGAAGCGGTCCGTGCGGACGAGGCCGCTGGTGACCGAGACGACGCTCAGCAGCTGGTCACCGGCGCGGATGCCGGGGCACGGCAGGTTGCCGATTGCCCCGCCGGGAATGACGGCGGTGGCGACCGTGCGGGGGAAGCCTGACTGGGTGACGGACATGGGAACTCTCCTGAAGGGGCTTGTCGGGCGGCTCGGGTGAGAAGCTGCCGGAAAAGCCGGGGCCGGTTTGCAGGGATCGGGGCAACCGGCCCCGGAGGAGATGCAGCCGGGCGGGAGGAATCACCCGGCTGCGCGGGATCATCAGATGCCGGTGACGGTGTGGAAGGCCGCCGGGCGGAACACCACCAGCGCGGCGCGCACGTCGGCACGCATGGTGCGGGTGCCCTGGACGAACTGGTTGCCGACATAGCCGACCTGCAGATCGATGCCGCGACGCTCGAACAGGGTGATCATGCTCGGATCGAAGCTGCCGACCAGCGCGGTGTTCTCGGTGATCACCTCGTTCTGCACCACCGGCAGGCCCCACAGGCGCTCCGGCCCGGCTTCCATCGGCGAACCGAAGATGTAGATGCCGTCGGCCGTGCGGGTGAGGCGGATGTCCTGCCAGTCGTTCGGGTGGATGACATGGTGGGTCGGGATCGCGCGGCCGGTGACGCGGATGCCGGTCATCGCCTTGTAGAGCGCGTCCATCACCGGATCGGCACCCTTGGCGCGGGTCTGGATGCCAGCGATGTTGAGGATGCCGCGCATGTTCGGCGCAGTGCCGTTGCCGCTCAGCGACTGCTGGTCGAGCCGCTGGCGCACACCGAAGGCGAGGCGCGAGTTGGCATAGCCTTCGATGAAGGCCACGTCCTCGAGCTGCTCGTCGGTCACCGGCAGGCTGTCGGCGATCTTGACGACCGAGACCGAGCGCTGGGTGAAGACGAAGGTGCTTTCGGCATAGGTGCCGCCCTCGGCCGCTTCGGCCGCTGCATGGGTGCGGGTGGTTTCTTCCATGTAGGGAACGGACGCCTGCGAGATCGCGCCCGTCGGCAGGATGTCGAGCAGCTGGATCGGGCGGGTCACCGCGTCGACGAAGCCCGGCAGACGGATGCTTTCCGGCGCGAAACCGGCCGAGGTGCTCATCAGCGCCTTGCGGCCCATCGTGTCGAACTGGGCGGCCTTGGCGAGGAAATCGGAGGGCAGCATCTCGTCAATGCTGATCGAGGCACCGGCCGGACCCTTGCCGTTGGCCATCCAGGCCTTGAACTCGGCAGCCTCGATCAGGCGCTGGCCGACCGACTTGAACTGGCCCTCGTTGCCGGGGCGGCCGCCTGCGCCGGGGTGGATGAAGCCACCGCGCGCCTTGCCAAGGTGCTCGAGCGCCGCCGCCGCCTTGTCGGCTTCGAGGAAGGTTTCGAGGTGCTTGGCGATCTGGTCGGCCTCGGCATTGAGCGCCTTGACGTGCTCGGCCACACTGATCGCATCGGTCGCGCCGGACACCACGCTGATCGCCTTGCTGTAATCGTACTGCCCGTCGGCAGTCTTGGCGGCGTCGAACACCTTGGCCAGATCCGCCTGACGGGTCTGGAGCTTTTCCTCAGCCTCCTTCCGGGTGAGGTTCTTGATATCGGACATTGCGTCTTCTCCACTTGGCTCGCGCCGCACGGTGCGGCGGATGAAACCGGTGGAGACGTATTGACGGCACAAACGCGCCTTCTCGCCCCGGACAGGTGTCCGGGCGCAGGGGATTGCCAGCGATGTCGGGATGGGTGCGGTGTAGCGCGATCGGGCCGATGCGACAACCGGAACCGGCGATGATCGACAGTGCCGGGTGCGGCCCGCTTATGAAACGCCCTCTAGCGGCGATTTCAGAGGCCATAAGAAGCCCGTCACCCGAATTTTGGCGGGGGACGGGCCTCCAATCAATTCTGGGGCATTCTGGCGGCTCCTAGAGGCCCATCTTGATCCGGGCGTTCCGTGTCAGGTGATGGGCCATCTCGTTGTCGATCGCCGCCAGAGCCTTGGCCTCGGCGTCGGGATCGCCCGGCACCAGCACCGCCCCCAGCTGGGCGTGGATCTGCTCCAGCTGCTTGCGGCCGGTGGCGGTCAGCGACTGGGGATCGCCTTTCAGCGCCTCGGCCAGCTCGCCCAGCGAGCCGATCAGCGGAGCGAAGGCAGCGTCCTTCAGCTCCTTCATGCTGACGGTGCCGGTGTTGCGCCCTGCGCCGCGCAGCACGGTCGACACCTCGTGGACATCGAGCCGCTTGAGCACCCGCACCCGGCTGTCGCCGCGCACCTGGAAATCGGCGTCCACCACGTCGAAGCCGTAGGAATACTCCTGCACCGACTTGCCGGTGGAGATGTCGAACAGCAGCGCCTTGTGCCAGTCGCGCCCGGCCTGCGTGTCGAGGTTGAGGTGCAGCTCGGCATAGGCAATGTCGCCGTCCTCGTAGATCCGCGCCTTGCCGAAGGGCATCTGGTAGCGATCGTGATGGTGGATCAGCGCGCACCACTGCTCGCCGCCCTTCCAGCTGAATGCGCCCTTCTCGTAGGTTTCGCCATCGTGATCGACTTCGGACAGGCGGGCGAGGATGGCGAGGCCCTTGCCGGTCTCGCCCATCTCGGTGACGGTCAGGTTCTTGGTCTGCATGATCGGGCTCCTAGAGCGAGAAGTGAGGTGCGAAGCTGAGGGTGCAATTCGGGCGCATGTTGGTGGCCATGATCCATGCATCCTCGGCCGAGACGATCTTGCCGTCGCGGGCGATGTGGGCGAGCTCGGATCGCGGCTCGCCGAAGCGGCCGTCGAAGATCACGTACTCCTCGACGCCCGCGGCGCGGCCGGCCTCCAGCGTGGAGATGTTCTGGGCATACTTGGTCTCGGTCCGGGCGATCACCCGGGCGCGGGTTTCGGCATTGCCCCAGTGGCCGCCCTCGACGCTGTTGGCGATGCGGTTGGCCAGCGCCTGCGCGCCTTCGCCCAGGGCGCGGCCTTCCGCCAGCGCGTCGAAGATCGCCTGCCGGGTCTGCGCCGGCACGTCGACCAGCCCGGCGCGGGTGCCACCGGCGGCGATGATCTGGCGCATCACGGGATCGGGCAGACCGGTGCCAAAGCCCGCTTCCTCGATCGCGGCGGCGACCTTGCGGGCGATGCCGACATACTGCGCCTGATAGCGGGACGAGAGGCCCTGCTCCCACGCTTCGATGTTGAGCAGATCGATGATCTGGTTGATCAGCTCGGGATCGGGATCGGCCTTGGTTTCCTTCGCCTCAAGCAGCGAAGCGGTAGGCGACAGGGAACCCGCCTTCTCGCCGCGCGCCCGCAGCACATCCAGCGCGATCTTGCCGGCGGTGTCGCCCCAGCCTTCGAACAGCGGCAGCAGCGCGGCGGTGAAGGCCTCGCGATCGGCGCGCTCCTGGGCGCGCAGCATCAGGGCGAAGCGCTCGGCGCGCTCGATGGCGGCGGGATCAGCCTCGCGAGCATCGGCGGGCAAATAGTCCTCGAGCGGGTTGGCGGCCTTGCCATCGGGTGCGGGCAGCGCCTTGGCAGGCGGCGGCAGCTGCGGATCGACCATGTTTCGGGGGTCCGAAGATTGGTCGGACAGCATTCGGCGCGGATGCCCCGCCTGCGCCAGCGGCACCTCGAGCAATGCAATGGGCCGCAGGTAATACTTGTGGCTTTCGTCCGCCTCGCGCCCGGTCTCGGTCAGGTAATCGTACATCGTGATCGCCCCGGCCTTCAGCTCATTGAGCTTGCGCTCGGTGGTGCGGTTTTCGTCCTCCTGCAGGGCGAGCACATCGTCGGTGTCCCAGAACAGCTCCAGACGGCGGCGATCGCTGGTGCGCTGGAAATCGGGCAGCAGGCTGCGCTGCAGCTCGTCGATCAGCGCGCGCCCCAGCGGCAGGACGCCGTTGTGCCAGGCGAGCTTCCGCATCTCCTCCATCGTCGCGCCGACCTTGGTCGACTGGAGGCCCGCGCCGAAGCCGACGACAGCAGCCGGGATGCCGAGCGCGGCGCAAACGCGTTCCTCAGCGACGTCTCGCGCACCGCTCAGCTCCATCTGCTGCGGGTTGAAACCGTACTGGCTCACCTCGGTCGGCGCGCCCATCACCAGCGTGCCGCCGCGCCCGTCGCCGCTGAAGGTCTGGTTGAACCAGGCCTTGGTCGCCTCGACATCCTCGGGCGTCGGCATGGCCCCGCCCTTGGGGCTGATCACCACGCCGGGCACTCCCATGTTGCGGAGCAGGCTGGCGACGAAGTTGCTGCTTTCGATGTCGGCGAAGATCTCGCGGATCACGCCTTGCAGCGGCGACAGGCCACGGCGCAGATCGCGCGGGTTGAGGCCGTGGCGGAAGTGGATGACGTCGTCGGGATCGAGATAGACCGTGCCGAAGCCGGTGCCCGGCTTGTATTCGTAGTGCGAGAGGAACTCGGTCCCGTCGAGGCCCGCCTTGGGCTCCATCATCCAGTGCGGGACATACCACAGCTCGACCGGCACGCCGGCGGTGTTGCGGACCTTGATCCAGTAGGCATTGCCGTCGGTGGCATAGGACAGGATCGTCGCCGCCCACAGCGCGATGTCTCCATAGAACGGGTTGGGATTGCGGATCAGCTCGAGCAGCTGATGCTCCTCCACCCGCTCCAGCTTCCCGCCCTGCTGACGCTCGCGCATGGCAAGGGTCGCCTCGGGCAGCGCGCGCTGGAGCCACATGATCGGGGCCATCACCACGCTCGCATCGAGCATGTCGCCGACTTCGCGGGCGTAATCGAACCGGGTGCGCTTCAGCAGCCCGCCCCAGAACAGCGACTGCGCGGCATGGCGCATCGTGGTCAGCGAGGTGGTGACGCGGGCAAGCGCCTTGGTGAGGAAGTTGCCCCCCGAATATCTGGTGGTGCTCATGCGAGGACGTCCTTCAGCGCAGCTATTTCGGATTGTCGAAGCTCGACCCGCTGGGCCGGTTTAAGGCCGGTCTGCACCGTGAGGAGCGCGCTGCCGTCCTCGGTCAGCTTAACCATCACGGTGCGACCGTAACCGCTGTTGAGAATGTGCGTGCCAGTCTTCATGCCGGGATCCAGTTTGCGTCCAGATCGAGGACATCGCCCTTGGGCGAGCGGCTGTCCGCCACCGGTCGCCAGGGCGCGCCGCCCGGCGTGCTTGCGGCGTGGATCGCGAGCGCCAGCCCCCAGAAGCGGTCGGCGTGGCCATCGGGCGTGCGCTCGGCGGTGAAGCGGATATTGCCCGCGCCGGTCACCTGCTTGGTCACGCTGCGAAGATCGGCGCGGATCTTCGGATCATGCGGAATGCGGAGGCGGCGGTCTTCCATCGTCCCACGCACCGGATAGGCCAGCGCTTCCTTCGACTGCGCGGTGAAATTGACGCCCTCCACCCGGTACTTGCCGAACTTGTCCTGGGCATCATCCACCCAGCCAATGCCGAGGCCGGTGTTGTCGATCGCCACGCGCCCGCCGCTCGCCAGCACCCGCGCGATCCACGGCCAGATCACCTTTTCCTGATCGGGCTTGCTCATGTTCTGCAGCGTGATGACAGCGCGGGTGTAGAACACGTCGCCCAGCTTCTCGAGCAGCCAAAGGACGGTGAGGTCTTTCTTGCGGCCGATATCGACGCCGAGGAACAGGGTGCCGTCCTCGATCTGCTCCCAATCGGTGCCGGCGGGATACTCGCAGCGGGCGATCAGATCATATTCGAGGAACGCCGCATCATCATCGGCCGGGCGGCACATGTATTCCTGCTGGAAGCTTTCCTCGTCGGCAGCGCCCTTGCGGACGAAGTCGAAATAGGCGGCCTCGTCCATCGCCTGCTTTTCATCATCCGCCGGCAAGGTCTGCTGGAGCTTCCACAGGAAGCCCTGATCGAGCGCGTCCTGCAGGGTAACGGTGTGCAGGCTGATCCCCTTGGGATTGCCCTGCTCCTTGATCTCGCGGACCAGCTGGTTGAAGAAGTTGGCGCTGCCGCGGTGCGTGGAGATCGCCTCGAGCGAACCGCCCCAGGTGATCCCCGGGTAGGCAATCGACCACAGCTTGCGCGGGTCGGGGTGGAGCGCGAATTCGTCAAGCACGCGGCCGCCGCGCTTCACCGACAGGTTGTTGCCATTGGCATCAGTCTGCGCCCAGCTATGACGCTCGGCCATTGCCTTCAGCGCCTCGATCAGCCGGTAGCCGTCCGACTGGTTGGCCCAGACGAGCCGCTCGCAGCCGAGCTGGCGCTTGGCGAAACTCTCCAGCGCCTTCTCGTCCGGGCTGCGAACCGCGCCCAGATGGTAGAGGCTGATCCACAGCGCCCGCGCCTTGCGGGCCATCGGATGCTGCGCGGGACGGGTGACACCGGCCTTCACCAGCGGCTTGAACCCGATCTCCTGCAGCCGCTTGATCACCTTCTCCAGCTCGGCATCGGTGCAATCGGCCGAGCTCGAGCGGCCAGCGACGTCGAGCAGGATCTGGCGATAATCGTCATCGGCCAGCGCCAGCTGCTTCTTGGCGACATGGATCTTGGCCGTCATCGCGCGGCGATGGCTGGCCGAACGGTCGAACTGCGCCGGTGCGGCGGTTTTGTGCAGGGCGAGGCCCATCAGCGGTTTCCTTTCCAGTGGAGGAAGGCGAGCATCAGCAGCCCGCCCGCACAAAAGCTCAGCACAGGGCCAAGCTTGCGGATGACCAGCCAGAAGATCGGATCGGCTTCGACGATAATCATGCACCGTCTCCGATAGCTGCCAGCCCGACCGCGAGGAGCGCAGCGAGGCTGAGGGTGATCACCATGCCGATCGCTTCCGATCGGGCGGTGCCGCGGCCGCAGGCGGCATCGAGCTCGCCCGCGACAATGTGGAGGAAGGCGAGAAGGCTGCTCACGCCTTGATCCACCGCGTGGCGCGTTCGCTCTGGGCGTCGCGCAGGTCGCCGATCGACAGGCCCCGATCATCGGCTGCGGCGAGCATGGAGGCCGCTTCGACCAGCTGCTTGCACTCGCGCAGGCCCCCGCTGTCGGGCGTGGTGGCAATGGTGACGAGGTAGCGGCGGATATGCTTGTGCCAACTTGGCATTCGCATCCTCGGTCTCGTCACGCAGCGCGCCTTCGGCCAGCTCCTCGCCATGCTTGACGCGGTCCCAGCGGGCCTTCGCGCCGCGCTGATACTGGTCCAGCTCGCCATGCTCGCGCGCGATCCGCTCCTGCGCGGCCGTCACCAGTGCGGCGGTGAACTTGGCGCGCTCAATCGGCCCCAACGGGCGGCGGTGCAGGTTCTCCGAGGCTTCCAGATCGGCGAGGTATTCGGCCTTGCCGCTCACCTCGATCGCGAAAACCGTGATACCTTCCATCGCCGCGCCGGTCAGGCGGTGCATGCCGGTGACGAGCTTCCACGGCTTCTTGCCCTCGGCGACGACGTCGGCGATCGCCTTGCTCGGTAGGTTGCGCGTCACCTTGATCGGATCGCGCTGACTATCGACGGCCATCAGCCTACCCAGCGCCGCGGCCTTGTCCTCGTGAAGGAAACCGATCCGCTCGGGGATCATCACATCCTCCGGAGCCAGCTCCAGCAGCTGCGCCTGCGCCAGCACCGGGCGCTTCGTCGCCCCTCCGCTCATTTCGCACCCCCACTTAGACGGTGCGCCGCATCGCAGGCGGGCTTACCCTCCGGCTCACCAGCACAGGAGAACAACCCATGCCGAATGCCGACTTCGATCCGATCCAGCAGCTGCGAGACCAGGTCTATGCCGTCCAGCAGCTCGTTCTCGCGCATTGCGTGGCCTTCGCGGCCGTCGATCGCGAGGCGACCGAGAGCGCCCTCCTCATCGCCGCCGGTCAAGCCGACGCCCTGCTCGATCAGAGCCGCCCCGTCGCTGCCCAGCGGCTCGCGATGCTGATCGAGGAGGTCCGCCAGTGCCTCGATTGATGCCCGGGCGTTTGAAACCGCCGCACGCAATCCGATGCGCCGCAAGAGCAACGGCAGGATGCTGCGATCGGCAAAGCCGGTGTCGGCCAGCGTCTCTTGGACAAGATTGCTCATGCCGCCACCGCCTTCCGGCGCGGGGCCAGAAACCGCTCGCGCGCCCGCAAGGTCAACGCAAAATGCTTGGTGAGGTCGGTCGAGCGCCGATTTTCAGGGTTTGCCCGGAAATCCCGCTCGATCATGGCCGCATCTTCCTGCGGGATGCCAAACAGCGCGGCCAATCCCATCACCCGCGACTGGCGCTCACGGCGCTCGGCCTCGCGGGCGAGGAACTCGTCCCGTTTATCCTGCGGAAGCACCGCCAGAAACGGATTGCGTGATGCCAGCGCGCTCATGCCGCCACCGCCTTCCCGCGGCCCGCAAGCCGCTCGGCATCCTCGGCGTCGATCTTGTCGAGCTCGCGATAGAGCGCCCCGATCGAATGCAGGTTTGCTCCGGGCGGGTTCGGGTTCCGCTCCGTCTTCTTCCAGTTTTGAAAGGTGTCCGGATGGATTCCTGCCCTACGGCAGAGTTCGGCGATGGATATCCTCGACGCTTTGGCGCGCCGCGCGATGTCCTGAACGATTGTTTGCTGGTCCATATTCCTAGAGCTATGGGAAATATTTCCCCGCTTCAAGGGATATTTTTCCCCTCTCTAGAACTCTGGGCCTTTGCTAGGTCTTCAGAATGACGGGGCTAGACCAAGATCGCGTGCTGATAAGGGCGCTCATCGAGTGGACAGGCCTTTCTGCGGCGCAAGTAGCCCGGAAGGCGAAGCTAGACCCCAAGACAATCGAGCGTCCCGCCTCAGGAAAGGCAGTTGCTCGGCTCAGCACCAGTACAATTGAAAAGCTCGCCGACGCCTTCCCAAAGTTCCCAGGCTGGACCCGCGCCGGAGCCGCAGCGCTCGCCAGCTTTGACGATCCTGACTTAGTCCCAGTTCGCGAGATCGACCTCAGCTACGGGATGGGCGCAACCTATCTTGACGTGCCCATAACCGAGGAGGTCCACCACTTCCCCCGCGCTTGGCTGCGCCGCTACACTCGATCATCCCCGGAAAAACTCTTCTTCGCGCAGGGCATCGGCGACAGCATGGAGCCGACTCTCAATGATAGCGATCTGCTCCTGATCGATACCGATCAGAAGGCCCTCAACAGCGCCGATCGCATCTGGGTGGTCACCTATGCCGATTGCGGCATGATAAAGCGCTTGCGGCCTGTTCCTAGCGGTGGGGTCGAGGTACTGTCCGACAAGAAGGAAGTCCCATCATTCACCGCTTATGACGGCGAGCTCGTGATCATCGGCCGCGTCGTCGCAGTCCAGAGGAAGCTATGAAGGCCGCACCGATTATCTGCCTGTTCGCTCTGTTGCTTTCGTCCACGAGCAACGCTGCTTCACAGCAGTTCAACCTCCGCTGCAGGGGTACTGTCGATCTGCTCGAATTGGGCAAGGATGAGAGCTCGCCATACGAGAAGGTCTTAAGGGTTGATCTGACCAAGAAGCTTTGGTGCGAGGGCGAATGCGAACAGACCACGCCTATCTTCTCGATACAGGACACTCGGCTTGTTCTGACCAGCACCAAGAACGAAACCCGCACCATGGAGAGCTCGGTTTCGGAGGTCATCAATCGCACCACGGGAGAGCACAGCGCCCTAATCGCCCTTAGATCATTCGGTCGCTCCAGCTTCGCATCCAGCAAATCGTGGAAGGGTACTTGCGAGGCAGAACCGTTTACTGGCTTTCCGAAGCCGAAGACCAAGTTTTAG